TTGTGCTATCATTGCCGGAAGCTATTATCTTCACGATGAGTCTTATATGGATCAGCTTAGTAATCGCCATTGGCGTGGTCTTCTTGTTCTGAACGAGGTGCAGGACGGCCACTTTGATGAGCTTTTCCTGAGCATCGACTATCTGCGGAGGAAGTATGGAACCGTGTGATACCTGCTTTTATGGTACGTTGAAGGACAGTCGTATCGCTCCATGCAAGACATGCAGTGGCTACAACAAGTATGTGAAAGACAGCATCTACTTTTGGAATGAGAACGATAAGAAGTTTACAGCTTATGGAGAAGAGCCAGTGAAAGAGCAGTATGATGTTGTCAGTAAGCCCAAGCACTATATGTTGTTTGAGGACAAGCAAATTGAAGTGAGGGATGTGCTACAGAAGCTGACCGATAAACTGTATGATACCGGTTTTGCTTCCAATGATTCGCTGTTTATCTCGGATTACGTGCAGATGATGCAGTATCTGATGCGGTTCATGGATAAGAACGGTGTGCAGGATCTGGAAAAAGCTCAGTGGTATTTAACTAAAATTATAAGGGGGGTTAAAGATGTCCCCGTTGACTCTTGAAGAACTAAAAGAAAAACTCAAGCGTATGGATGAAGTGTCTCTGCTGGAGCTCTTAAACCTGACCAGTGAAGAGATAGTAGAGGCCTTCTCCTACGAAATTGAGACGGATATTGAACGATTAGAAAAGGAAGTAAATGAGTATGAATGAACAAGGTACGCCTGTGATTGAAACCCCGTGGTCTTCTGTTGGTTATCTTACTTTTAAGCGTACCTATGCCCGCCGACTGAATGAGGCCGATCCTGACAGCCCTACGGAGGAGTTCAATGACACGGTTAATCGAGTTGTTGATGCCGCGAATAACCAGCTTGGCTGCGGCTTTGATGAGGCTGAGTCGGAGCGCCTTCGAAACTACTTGCTACAGCTTAAAGGTACTGTTGCTGGCCGCTTCCTTTGGCAGTTGGGTACTGACACTGTGCATCGCCTTGGCCTTTCTAGCCTACAAAACTGTGCTTTTACTGTTGTCGATAAGCCTGTAGAGCCTTTTGTCTGGGCGATGGATCTGCTGATGCTGGGCTCTGGTGTCGGTTACAACATTCAGCGCAGTAACGTGGCTAAGCTGCCTCCCGTCAATGCTGACTTCAAGCCGCCGACTCGTCTCGACAAGCCGGATGCTGACTTCATCGTTCCGGACAGCCGTGAGGGTTGGGTTGCTCTGCTCGGTAAGACGCTCAAGGCGGCCTTCCTAGCCCACAAGAGCGGTCGACAGACCTTCACCTACAGTACCCAGCTTATCCGGTCTAAAGGGGCCCCTATCAAGGGATTTGGAGGCACCGCTAGCGGCCCGGAGGATCTGGTCTGGGGTATCGGTGAGATCTCGAAGGTGCTGGAGAAGCGAGCAGGTAAGAATCTGCGCCCGGTGGATGCTCTGGACATCATGAATATCATTGGTGCTATTGTCGTGGCCGGTAACGTCCGCCGTAGTGCTCAGATTGCTATTGGAGATCCTGACGATGTGGAGTATCTGCTTGCTAAGCGATGGGACTTGGGAAATATTCCCTCCTGGCGAGCCATGTCCAACAACAGCGTGGTTTGTTCTGACATCGGAGATCTGCACGAGTTCTTCTGGGATGGATATGAGGGTAAAGGCGAGCCGTATGGGCTTATCAACCTTAAGCTGTCTCGAAAAGTGGGGCGTCTCGGAGAGACCCAGTACCCTGATCCGGACGTACAAGGATATAACCCCTGTGCAGAACAAAGCCTAGCCGACAAGGAAACTTGCTGCTTGGCGGAGATCTACCTGCCGAACATTGTTTCTAAGGAGGAACTGCTGGACGTTGCTACGCTGCTGTACCGCGTGAACAAGCATTCGCTTTCTCTGCCCTGCCATCTGGACTCTACGGAAAAGATTGTGCATCAGAATATGCGGATGGGTATCGGGGTTACTGGCGTGCTTCAGGCGTCTCAGGAACAGCTTAGCTGGCTTGACGAGGTGTACAAGAAGCTGCGGTCTTTCGACGAGTATTACTCTGCTAAACACGGCTTTAACAAGTCGATTAAGCTGACTACCGTCAAGCCCTCTGGTACGCTGAGTCTACTGCCCGGTGTTACTCCCGGCTGCCATCCTGGCTATGCTCAGTACATGATCCGTCGTATCCGAATCTCTGCTAACCATCCGCTGGTGCAAACCTGCCGTGAGCATGGCTACCCGGTGGAGTTCCAGCAGAACTTTGATGGCTCTGAAGACCATAGCACTGTTGTTGTGTCTTTCCCGTTTAGCTACCCTGAGGGTACTAAGCTGGCTAAGGAAATGACGGCTATTGACCAGCTTGAGACTGTTAAGTGGCTGCAAGAGAAGTGGAGCGACAACAGCGTAAGCTGCACGGTCTACTACCGTAAGGAAGAACTGCCCGAGATCAAGAAATACCTGAAGAAGAACTATAAGAACAACCACAAGAGTCTGTCCTTTTTGCTGCACTCTGACCATGGCTTTAAGCAGGCCCCGTTTGAGGAAATTACGAAGGAACAGTATGAAGCTCTGGTTGCTCAGACAACGCTTATCACGGGTATTGCTGACGCTAATATTGGCTTGGACGATGCGGACTGCGCCACTGGTGCCTGCCCGATCCGTTGATTATGCAGATCGATATTAACTTTATCTCTGGGCTAGTCTTCGGGCTGGATGCAGATGCCTGCCACGAGGTAGATGACAATGGACAGCTTACGGGCCTTAAAGCCCCGGCTATCTCCCTCTACCTCGGTTTTATCTCCGTTACGCTTATCTTTGCATAAGCAATAAAAAAGGCCTCTAGAGCGACAAACTCTAGAGGCCTTTGTTGTTTGTAGGCTTACTTTTTCTTAGGCTTAGACTTACCCGCCTCAGAAAGAGCGATAGCAATTGCCTGCTTACGACTCTTCACGACAGGGCCGCCCTTACCGGAGTGCAGCGTGCCCTCCTTGTATTCGCCCATGACTTTGCCTACTTTCTTTTCGGCTTTGCTCATCTTCTTCATATCAAACCTTTCCTCGGATTCGTTCAAAAGTACGCAGGCCACCTAAACCTAACAAACCACCCAGTAGGGTCATCAGGGTGTCGTTGTCGATAGGAGGCATCTGGGGCAGGGTAGACCCGAAAGCATTGAAGAGCCAAGGTAAAATAGGGGACAGAATAAACTGATAGGCTAGGCCCGCTACGCAGACCCACCCCGCAGCCGGTCTCCATCCCCCACGGAACATGTCCGTCTTAGCTTCTTCCTTGTTGATCTCCATCTGGCCCAGAGCCAGCTTCATGTCGGCATCTAAAACAGCCAACTCACCCTTCTGGGCAAGCTCCAGCAGCTTTAGCTTTGCCTCGTCTGCTTTTTCCTTATCAGGGAGAATCTTGTCCAGAACCTCTGGTAAGAGGCTAATAAGCCCGGTCAATAAAGGTGCCATTATTGCCACTCTCCTGTTTTCATTTGCTTAGCAAGGCGTTGAGCCCTCTCAGGTGTCTGTGTCGCCCACTTGGACATCAGCATAAGCTCCGCTGCTTTCTCGTAGTTGCCTGACCGCACCTCGGCTAGGGTGTTTTTGAAGGCTAGGAGCCCCTCTACGCCTAGCTGGAAGGACATATTGACTAGGACACCCTGACGGGCCTCATCTAACTGATTAAACCACGGTAACGTCCTTTTTAGGGCGATGATCCGTGTGTCAATGTCGTTATTGAGGAGGTAGGCGGCCTCTTCAGCAGAGATACCGCCTCCTCGCCGCTTGTCAATCAACCGTCCAATCCCGATGGTGAGGAAGCCTAGATGATCCTCATAGGCATGTAGGACTTCCCCTTCATCGCGTCTTAGTTGGGTGACTAGCTTATCCTTCATTGGTTAAACCCTTCCAGCAGCGCCGGATCGTACGTCGGGGCAGGACGCTCACGCTCCTGCGCACCCACTCCAGCACCCACTAAACCACCGAACAGGTAGCTAGTAGCACTGTTCTTCATCAGGCCGCCCATGAGATTGACAGCACGGTCTGTAAAGCCGCGTGTTTGTAACTCGCCCATGAACTGAGCCGCCTGTTGAAGAGCCTTGGGATCTAACAGGAACTTCTGGATTTCAGCAGTTTCAGCATCGTCCGTCTGTTTCTGGAAGTAACGGCTGATATGGTTAATAAACACCCGGGGAGCGGACATAACTTGGTTACGCCACTCGCCGGCAGAAGTAGACAGCTTAGTGCCTGTAATCTCTTCCCAGCGCGACTTACTAATTGTATTAATATTAATACGCATAGCAAACGGGTTGTCTTTCAATCGCTGTGAGGCTTCCACCAGATCACTTAGCAGTTTAGTGTCCTGCTTACCAAATACCTTTTCTAAGCTGGCTCGATTAGATGCAAACAACTCCATACGATCGCCAGGAGCTGTAAGGATATCCTCCAGCATCGCAGACTTGATGCCTAAATTAGCTACCTTATCTTTACCCGCCACAGCCAGAAGTTTATCCAGTTCTTGAGGGTTGTTTAAGGCATTAGCCACTAAGCCACGAATACCGTCAGACGTGCCATAAGATTTAGACCACAGGTTCTCGACTTTCTCTTGCTGGGCTGTCTTTTCTGCATTCAGAATAGCAGCACGATTGTCTCGTAACTCTTGGACACGGGAACCGATACCTTCCAGACGCTCACGCAGGCCAGGAACTAGATCAATCTTATCCTTATTTTGGGCGATATATCGACGCAGTTGGGGAACATTGAGTTCACCAGTAGTTGTGTTGATAATAGCGCGGCTCTTAGAAATATCGAAGAGGAAAGCATCCTCAACAATCTTTAATCCTTCCGGACTATCACCAATAACTGCTAGTGCCTCTTTAAGACCGCTGGTGTCTTTCGTTAGCTTAGGAACCGTGTCCTCCACAAACCGAGACCGGTCAATCCGTACCACGCCCTCAGAGCGGAAAGGAATACCTAAACGAGAGGCATATTCCTGATCCAGAGCGCGATAAGCCTGAGCAAAAGAAGGGTCTGTTGTATCTAAAGCGTTGTCGACTTCTTGCCGCAGCGCACTAAGAATACGATACTCAGGCGTTCCCGGAGTTGCTTGACGCAGCGCAGCGTTAGTTTCACGCTTTAAGCTGTCCAGATCCCGAACAGAAAAATCACCTTCTTCCTTAGCAAAGACAGCTTTTACTTTTGTCCACAACTGAGGGAAAGTCTTAAACTTATCTAGATATTCTTGCTCTTGTGCAAAACTACGAATACCTTGTGCCGATTCGAATGGAAGAACAATCCCAGATGCTTCAGCATTCTTTAACAGTTCTTCGTATTTCGGGCTAAGCTCCTTACGGATTCCTGTTTCTTTAGTTTTGAGGAGATTGACCAGCCGAGTACCCACCTCTTCTTTAGATGGGCCTTGAGCTAATTCGTCTGTTAGTTCCTGAATACGACCAGTAATTCTTTCTAAACCCTGCTCACGACGGGCGGTAGTAGCCTGTGCTTTGTTGACAATAGCTTGGTTTGTAGCTTGTGTCTCTGTCGCTTTACGGCGAACGTACGCATCAACCTCTTGCATTGTCGGAGCTAAACGCCCTTTCACCTTGGAGAGTTGTTGTTCAGCTTGCTCGTACTGCCGTTTCAGAGCAGCCGTAAACGGAGAGTTGTCACCACGGGCAATCTGGCTCTGTAAGAAGCTGGAAATTGTGGTGTCTCCGTTGGCAGCCGCCAACATCGGAAGAGCAATGCCTGTCGAAGCCTCAATCTCTCCTGCACGCTGAACAGAACCAGCTAAGTTAGGATTGGCTTGTAAAGCAGTAAAGGCCTGACGAGATGCCTGACTCTGACCAGCAGCTTGTGCAACCTGAGAAGCAAGATCTCGGCTAGAAGAAAATAAGGAGGGGATTGAACGAGCCGTATCCAACACATTGCGACCCATAGACACAGCACCGGCCCCCATCAGACCACCTACTGTGCCGCCTACGATCTCGCCAACTTGACCATACTGAGCAGGGACTGCGCGGGCACCTAATTCACCGGTAACACCTGCAGCAGCGCCTAAAGCGCCTTCTGTCACGAGTTGACGGCCAGTTTGGGGGATAACAGCTTCCGCTAAACGGGCAGCATAAGGAGCGGCACGAGAGCCACGGACAAGTGCCTGAGCAGCACGAGCACCACCAGCAAGGACGGGCACAGCCATTGCGCCCTCGATGGCCGCATCTAAGAATGTTCGTTCACGCACGGGCTCGCCCTGAGTAGGGGCGGTAAGGCCTTCTTTGGGGATCTGCGCCACAGCAGCAGAAGGCTCACCAAAGTCCGCCGCCGTAGCTAGATTATTACGAATAGCAGTGGCTCGGAGTTCATCTTGTGTCGTCCCATCCGGGACACCACGAAGAATTACACCATTAGGTAAACGGACATCCATATTTATTCCTTATCACTTCTTTAAGCTGTTCCAATCAACCACGTTGCCTGCGGTAGCAGGGGCAGGAGTCGTCAACCCTCGCTCAGCGGCTGTAGGGAAGTATGTCGAAGGATTACCGGGGAAATTAGCAGCCCTACCAGCTTCCCGCATACGATTTGTTTTAGCATCGTAGCGTGTAGCAGCATTACGCTCCAGAACTGAGGCAAGCACAAACAATTGTTTTTGAATGTCTTGACTAGGGACGCCCTCAATCTTTTTATTCACCCAATCCAGAGCACCCTGCACTAAACGAGGATCAACACCAGTGCGGCGAATATCTTCATTCGACAACTTGTTCTCGCCCACGGCTTTAGCTACGGTTGTCCGAGCAGCTTCCCATGTCTGGGAATTGTTAGAGTTAGCAGTCTGATTAATTAACTCTTTAGCCAGCCTAGACGAGTTAATCATATTAATCTCAGGCTCTAAGGCTTTATCAGAAGCATTGATTGCGCCAACAATATCTGGAGCCTGCTTAATCTCAGGGGCAAAAGTAATCTTAGTGCCCTTACCCTCGCCAGCAGCCTTGATAACTGCATCCACTTCACGTCGAGCTTGAGAGCCTGCCGGGAGTGTATCACGATATGCTTGTAAACGTTGAATTTCCGTCTGGTTAGGTTTTTCAATCCAGTCCAGATCACTGGGTTTACCGCTTTGTTGGTATTTTTCTAAACTTTCAGGTGTTACTTTACCAACAGCGGCACGTAAAAACTGCTGGAAGGGATCAGCAGCGGCACGCTCACGCAGTCGTTGAGCAGTCAGTGCTTGGGTAGACGCCAACTCAGCCTGAGCTTTCTCAACTTCAGCAGCACGCTGTGTGAGCAGCGATGCAGCAGAGAAGTCATTCCTAGCCAGTGCATCAGCAGCTTTTTCGCGTAAAGAAGAAGGACTGTTGGGATCCACTCCTTTTAACATCTCCTGACGCTTCTGGATACGCTCTAATTCAGGATCTTTAGCACCGAGGAGACCACCAATGGCCCCGCCTAGCCGATTACCGCCCATGTACAGGCCCATCTGAGCCTGCTGCATTGGGTCTAACTGTGCGTACTGAAGGGCCTCGGCACGGAGAGTAGCATCGCGCTGAGCTTGGAGAGCTTCAGGAGTGACGCCGAATAAACTTTCAATAGTGGAAGTAGCCATGTTTACTCTCCGAATTAAGGCATGTACGCATATTCATCAAACCCACCGGCAGGTGTAAATCCGCCATATGCGTTAGTATACATTGTTGTCGGCGCAGGCGTATTCATGGTAGAAAGCCAGTTACCTAATCCAGCCATGAGTTGCGGATTATTTGCAGCACCTGTAAGAGCAGTACCAAAACCACTGGGTGCATTCGCCTTTGCTAAGGTATTTGCAGACAGTAAGCCACCTTGCAGGAGTGCATTAGAGGCTGTGTTTTGACCAGTAGCTTGTTTAGCGCCTAAGCTTGTGCCAATATCAAAAGCACCTTGACCCAAGCTCTCAATCGTAGACCCGAGACCCAGAGCAGTCTGGAAGGGCGAGAAAGCGCTAGACTGAAGACCTAAGCCACCCGACAGGAGGCCAGAACCAAAGCGAACCTGCTCACGTCCTTGCTCCATTGCCTGTGCCGCCAATTGAGCGTCTTGTTGGGCTAAGGCATTGTAATAGGCTTCCATTTCAGGGTTGGCGGCTCGTAAACCCTCACCACCGCCAGGACGCATCCCTGTAGCGCCCACAGAGAGACCTGTACGGCCAGTGTTAAACAGGTTCGTACGCAACCCGGCTAAAGTACGCTCACGGCTGGGAGCCAGAAGATCCTGCTGTCGGGCCATGTATTGTTGAGCGGCCTGCTCAGGTGTCTCAGCTAGATAACCCTTACCTAAGTTAAACAGTCCCTGACCTGCTTCAATGCCCTGCTGGGCTGTCTCCATACCAGCACCCGTGGCCTGAGAAAGGAGACGATCCCGAACAGCGGCCATCTGAGGCGACAGCGTATAGCCAGCCGATGTCAGGCGACCGTTGGAATCGAAACCAAACTGACTACCGCCAAAAGCAGTGGTAACACCGACAGGACGGAAGCGGGCTTCTTCAGCAGCAATACGTGCAGCCTCAACCTGAGCATTGGCTTGAGCCTGAGCAGCTTTACGAGCCGAGTTAGCCGAGATAGCACTACCTAACAGGCCAATACCGGCAGCAATTAAAGGAACAGCCATCTTATTTACCCTCTTTCTGTTTCAGGGAATCACAAATTTCCACGTTTAACATATAGTATTTCTTTTTACTCATGGTGTGCTTGAAGAGGGCGTCATATGCGGCATCCACATTGCACATTAGCGGCCTCTGCTCGTAGATAGAACACTTATTATCCTGAGTCAAATAGCTACAGTTAAGTGCCTTGCAACACAGCCCGCAGCCATCGCAGGGGAACTTCTCTGTAGCTATTGGCATTAGGTCTTGATAATGAAGTTAACCGCCAGATACGGGGGCAAGTTAGCGTTAGTTGCAGACGAGCCTGTAAGATCAGTCGTACCTGTAACACTGTGAGTGTGTGTACCGGCGTTGGCTGTGGTGTATGTACCCGTACCCTCACCAAAGAAGCCCTGACCGCCGCCAGAATACTTCTGGTTTGTTGTAACAAACGGAAGGTTGATCGAATGGTTGTGATCTCCGCCAGCGCCTGTTGTAATGTTGACACCGTGAGAGTGGCTGACAACTGTGGCGTCTTTGCTACCGCCAGTACCACCAGTGCTGTACAGGTCACCAGCGCCAATCGGCATCCGGTTCCTGAAGTTAGGCAGGTTGAAAGTGTTCACACCGTCGCCGGAGCCGAACGTGGTTCCTAAGACAGCATACAGGGCCGCGTAGACTGTACGGGACACCGCAGAACCGTCACACAGCAGGTATCCAGCAGGAGCGGAGGACGTGGGCCACATCTTCATCTCGCCTGTGATGACCGCAGAGTTTACCGCCGTCTGCACAAAGGCTGTAGAAGCAATCTGGGTGTTATTGGTGCCCGCCACGGCGGTAGGCGTTGTCGGAGTGCCCGACAGAGCCGGAGAGCTGCTGTCGGCCTTAGACGCCACCGCCACTGCAATAGCGTTGAACTCGGTATCGAATTCAGCGCCTTTGACAATCTTCAAGGGATTACCAGTAGCAAGGGAATCCTTGGAAGTGAAGTTAGTGCTTTTTACGTAATCTGTCACGTTATTTCCCTATTATGTAATCTTACCTTGCTTGGCGTGCAACTCAATCTTTTGAATCGATAGAGCAGCCCCAGAAATATCAGCTTCATAACCGGTCTGAATCACCTTACCGGAACCTGTGGGATAAGCCACAAGAGTTTCTAGGTTAGTCCCACCAGTATACTCACCAATATTATACTCCGAAATTCCAAAATATGCAAGCCCTTTTGCAGGAATTTTTGCAGATTGTGCTTGATAGTTACTGGAAAAATCGTAGCCCCACTTCAAGGTCACATACTGGTCAGAGCCGCCAATCACCACCACCAGCAGTTTCTTTAGAACCGAACTGGCAGAAGG